TATGAATAATAACCCCATGAATGCGCAAGTTGGGATGCAACCCAGCAGCATGAATGGAGTTAATCAGTTCCCGTATGGTGATTCAGGTATTGTGAATGCCACTCAATTAGGTGGTGTATATCCCTCTCCTGCCTCTGGGAAGCCACAGTTTATGGTTAGTGGTACTGGCTATCAGAATTTACCTTATGGATCAGTTCCCACACCAGATCCACAAATGTCATCAATGATGCAAGCCCAGTATGGGTTTATAGATGCACAAAGACGTGGATTGTTTGCTAGTGCACTTGGACCGACTGGCATGCCTGGAGTTGCTCCTGATGGAATGGGTCCGCAAGATACATTGACCAATTCAATGACATTGATACCGCAAGGAATGCCTAG